TCTAAACAAGATAGGCTTTCTTTACACCGCTGATCTACAAAAAGATTATCATTATCAACAATAGCAGCTACATGAGCAATACCGTCAAGAACAGACTTTTTAGCATTGGCGGTAGTAATATCATAATTTTGAGCAAAGTCAAATCTGGTTTGCTGAGCCGCTGAATCAATAAAAATATAATCAATATCCCATTTTTCCACAAGTCTACGAATTTCAATTGCATGTTGTTCAGTAGTTTTTTCAGCGTCTAAGTATTCATCTAGCAAATAATATTTTTCAGTATCCCAGTCGTAACCTAATACACAAAAAGCCGTGGGATCTCTATACCCCACATCAAGCCCTGCAAATATATCCATTTTCGAGGTGTCGAGTTCTTCCAAGTTCTCGATACAGATTTCATGATTAAAGTTCCAAATTTGTCCTTCGTAGGTATTAAAGTCTGCTTCATATTCTTGCTTAAACTCAGCTTCGGACATACTTTTTCTAGCTTCTGTAACATCACTTTCAGACATGCGAGGATTATCTTTATAAGTTGCTCGTATCGAGGCCCATTCTGAAAATTCATCTGTAAATCCTCTATTAAAAAATTCTGCAAACCAGTTATTCTTTCCTCGGGGAGTGGAGATAAAAAGTGCTTTGGAATTATCTTTATCTAGTGTAGGACGAAGAGCAACATTGAAAGCTTCTTTACCATCAGCCAGTGCTGCTTCGTCAAAAATAATTAAATCATAACTTCTACCTACACAAGAATCAACCTGATTAATAGATCCCATTCTTATAGTTGATCCATTAGTCAACTCAATTACTTTATCTTTTGCATTATCCTTGGCAACTTCTAAATCAAAGTGTTTGATAAGTTGTCGCTGAAGGTCGAAAGAAATCTGAGACAAGGCATAGTTCGGAGACATAATTAATATATGTGAACCAGGGACTAGTGATACTAGTTGCCCGATTATATTTGCGATATACGTTTTGCCTTGCCTTCTAGAAATAGCTGCCGTGACAAAACGATATTTATTATTATTGATCGCATTTATGATCGCCATTTGAGACGGAAGAGGTGTTATGCCGAGTAGTTCCAAATATGGATCTACTGGAAGTTTGAGAAACCTCGTCTCAGATTGAAAATCAACAAGTTGCTCAGAGACTAAGTCTCTTCTACTAATTTCTACTGCCATGTTACCTTCTTAGTCGTTTTTTCTATGTCCGTTCCAAGCTGCGAAGCCTGCGACTCTAAGAGCCCAGTATGCTAAGTAATTTAACAACTTAAAACCATTTACTTCAATACAAATATCTCGAAAAAGCTTATCCATCCAAGCTTGATCTTTTTTACCAATATCTGTTCCATCCTTCTTTGTTAGAGTAGCATATTTGTACCCATAATCGTGAACAAGACCACCCATAAGTAATACACCGGTAGGAGACAGCCACATAGCAAGAAATTTAGGAACAGACGCACCATCAAATTGGAAACCGCGGGGAATAACATACTCATCTACTCCAAGTGTAAAATGGAAATCCTCGCAGATCTCCCATTGACGAACGCCTAATAGCCACATCCAAATTGCTTTCCAAAAACCTTTATCTTTTGTTTGAATTGGAAGAGGCTTCATATGAGGCATTTCTTCATACATAAACCCTACTCTGTTTTCTCCTTGGCCATCAAAAATACTTGCTACAAAGCCAATCAGAATAAGAGTAATTACAATAGTCCACTGCCAAAAATTTACTGCAAGATCAAGTAAAAAGTCCACTTATTTTCCTTTTTGGTATGCTTGTGCGCCAAAGAACGCTGCTACCAAGCCTGCAACCGCTACAAAGTAAGTCGGTGCCATATCTCCTAAAATACCAGAAGCCTTATCTAACCCAACAAAATCAGCAGCAACAACAGCGAAGGGATACAGCAACATACCACCAAGAGCGTACCATGCCATATTTCTTTGTGCATCTCGCATTGCATCTGCATCCTCGAGTTCTTTTCGTTTGAACTCCATATACATTGCTTTTTCTTCGTCATCTACTTTTCCGTCGCCGTTTGTATCGGCTGGATGAAATTCGCTCATTACCATTTCACCTTATCGGCCCAATAAGCTGCGCTCATTTTGCCCTTTGCAATATTTTTGCGATGACGCGCTTTAAAAGATGCGCGTTTTCGTTTCATTGCTGCTGACTCTCCGGCTTTTGGCTTACCAGCAGTTTTTGCTCCTTGCTGACCAAAGCGAATCGTCTTTATTTTTGTCCCTACTTTTGCCACAACAATGTGTGACTTTTTAGGATGACTAGGAGTGCGCTTTGGCTTATTAAACCCAGGTACTCCTGCTCTTTTTAAACGAGAGTCTTTTTTTCTACCTTTTCTTTTTACCGCCACGCTTCATTCTCCTCTTCGACTTAGTAAATGTTTTTACCATAGTCGGCTTTCCCCCTGGGTTACCTGCTTTTCTCTTTCTAGAGATAGCTGATTTTCTCTGTGCGGGGGTCATACGAGCCGCTTTTGAAGCAGGAACACATTTAGGGTACTTTTTACTGGAAGCTTTTTTGCGTCCACAAGGCATATACCCCCCGCCCTTTTTTGGACGGGAGATATCTACCCATTTTTCTTTAAACCATTTGGTTAAACCACCTCTTGGTTTACGTGCCATTTTAGATATTGTCCATCATAGGCTTGCCAAACTTAACCCAAGCCCAATGCGCTGCCCAACCTACTGCAATTCCAAGAATAAAGTCCATCAGTATCTCCTTTTCTTTTTACCACGCTTCTTTTTATGCGCCGAGTTTTTCATTAACTTACCATTCGGCATATAGTGGTATCCTTTTGGCGCTTTTTTGCGTTTTCGCTTAGCGGCCACGTTTCTTTTTTAAGAGTGCCTTTTGAAGAGCCATAGGCAGCTTTTTTTGTTTTGCAGTTAACCCCGCAGATTTTTTCTTTTTACCATTGCGCTTTTTGCCTTTCATCGGCTTTTTCTTTTTTCCATAATGTGCTGGCATTATTTACTCCCCATGCGGTATTTACCGCCTCGTGCCTTGTAAGTTTTTACAAGCCACCCGTTTGCGTAAGCTGAAGGATATACTTTAAACTTCCTCTTCGCTTCCGCTTTCACTCTCGAGTATAACTTCTTGTTCGTCGGTACCGGTTTCTTCTTTACTGACCTTCGCTTTCGAGCCGCCATTCTCTTTGCCTTTAAGAGCTTCATACTCTTCTCGGGTAATTTGAGCACTTATCCCATTTTCAATTTTAAAAATATTGCCTTTTCTAAACTTAAATTCCATATTTAGTCTCCTTCGCCTTGATTAGCAAATATTGCTTCAAGTTCTGCCTCTACTACAGCTTTCCTTTCATCTGTTATTTTAGGCACGTCATCTTTAATCGTTTTAATATGAAGATAAAAAGATCCAGTTTTTGCTGCTTCTCCAAATAAACCCGCATCAATATCTTTATACAGCATATCTAATTCGTTTTCTATTTTACCGTAACGAATTTCTCTTTGATGTTGATGCCTAGTCAGCTCATCTATCCTCACAACAATTTCTGGATCTGGTTCTAGCATTATGTCTCCCTCTGGCTCGACAACTGACGGGCTTTCAGGGATATCAGGGATATCTGACTGTGTATTACTTTCAGGGATTGACATTTTCTATACTCCGATTAATATTGATTTGCTGTTGTACCTTGAGTCGACGCGGTTACTTCGAATGAAGCATTGATATTTTGTGCTGTCGTTCTTAAGCTTACAGTAAATGCACTATAATATGCTGTTGAATTATAATCTAATCTCATGACTAGATATCCATCAGACGATGAATAAACAGTTGCTGAGTGTGTCCCATATGATCCTATATTAATAGCAGCATTACTTGGACTATAACTATACCACGATAATGTACTATCGATTGCTCTACTCGCTTGATATTCTTGACCTTCGAAATGTATAGAATACATTTGTGTATGAGATGCCCATGATATATTAGTTTTCATGTGAGCGGACGCAGCACCTGTAGTTGTAACAAATCTAAAAATACGATCTCTTTTAATCGTATTGCCACTTCTATCATAATGTCTAATTTCATTTGAAATAGTACTATTGCCACCACCTTGGCGAATGTCCATACTCAGATTAGGAGT